AAAACATCAAAAACGCTGTGCAGGATCGTTTGACCACCAAGGAGCAACCATGAGCGACGATTTGGACTTTGTCATCAAGACCAAGGATGGGGCCCGTGACATCCGTGTCAGCCCCTACGATGATGGCGTGTGGCTGAGCCTGTCCATGTCTGGGTGCAATTCCTACACATCCATGACCAAAGACGAGGCCCAGCAATTGATCGAGGCTTTGACGGCGGTTCTCAATGGAGCCAAATAAGCCCCAAGAAGGCCAGCAGGGCGGGGCAAGCACCCTTGCCCTTGCTCAGGCCAGTTTGACCGCCTACAAGGCCCAAATAGAGCGCCTGAAGGCCGAGAACGCCAATCTGAAACGGACGGTGCGCCAGATGGAGCGCCGCATCATGAGGAGTGAGCACCAAGATGAATGAAAAAATACTCAAGGCCATGTCTTATCTGCGTGATGGGTACACCGAGGCCGCTTATGAAATCTTGCAGGAGTTGTCCGAGAGACAGAGGCTTTTCCCTGCCAAGGTGAGCCCCGAGGAATTCATCCAGCAGGCGTCAAAGAATGCTGGGCTGGTTGGTCGTCCTATTTTTTGGGCTGAGTGGCCCTCGAAGGAGAAATGATGGTTTTAGATGTATTTGCTTTAATTGCCGCGCTGTTCATTGGCTTTGGCCTTGGCGGTGTATGTATCGCGGTGTTCATGTATGCACTTGACAAGATGCAGAACGGGGGCAGGGATGACACAAGATGAAATTATTCGTTTTGCAATTCAATGCTACATCGTAACAACGCCCGGTGATCGTATAAATATGGACGCAATGACAAAATTTGCCGCACTGGTCGCCGCCAAAGAGCGCGAAGCTTGTGCAAGGGTGTGTGCCGATGGTTTGGGTATCGTTACCAACCTAAACGCATTGGATGACATAGAAGCGTGGGGTAAAAAATTTGCCAAAGCCATCAGGGCAAGGGGTGAGTCATGAAAAAAAAGGAAATTAGTGAAATTGTTGAAATGGGAGCAAAGGCAAAGTTAATTTTTAGTGCGGAAGATCGCACAACTCCTTGGGACTGCAGAATAGATTTGACTAAGCATCTTATACGCTTTGCCAAACTGGTAGCCGCCAAAGAACGTGAAGCCTGTGCAAAGTTACTTGAGTCTCGTAAAACAGGAGCAAACGAATTAATGGATGCAGTGCGCGACATGGAAGCCAAAGCCATCAGAGCCAGAGGAGAACAAACATGAATGAGCGTGAAGAATTTTTGAGATTGCTGGAAATTGCTTGTCATTTTCAAAATAGGGTTGTTGAGCTTGAAGAAATCATTGAATTGTTTTGCCTAGACGCAGAAGCCATAGGAGAACAAGCATGATTGAAGCAATGAAACAGTGGCTTGAGGCATTAGAAAAGTCTCAGTCTGCATTAGCGGAAGAACTAAGTGCGTGGGATATTGACCCTCCGTTACATCATGTTCAGGAATCACATGATTTGTGCGGCCCAGCCATCACATCCCTACGCCAAGCCATCAGAGAACACGCCATGTATGAAGTGCAGAGGTTGGGTCAAGAGATTGAGCAAGAGCCTGTGGCCTTTGCGGGAGTTGAAATGTGGATTGGCAATACACGAATAAAGAAACTTATGACACAAGCAGAATTGCATTATGCAATCGACCCTTGGGCAATCGTGAAATTTAATTCAGATGGCTGTATTGATGCACTCAAGGAGAAGAACAATGATTGAAGTATTGAAGCCGGACACGGCAGAAGTTATGGGGACTGTTAATGACACTGGCATTTGACATCTGCCGATGCAACGGCTGGCGAGACGAGACTACCCAGTTGGTTACACCTTGTGCAACTTGCCGACGAGTTCTTGAACAACAACCCGCAGGGGAGCGAACACCTTGGTTTGTAACTGCGCCGCCGTTGAACGAGGGCAGGTGCGAATACGTTGTACACGCACAGTGATACAAAACTCATAGATTTGTGAATATCTAGGAGAACAAAATGACTGAGAAAAAAGAGATGAGCCAACTGGCCCGACAACTGTTGGGGAGCCAAGGCGCGGTGACATTCTTCACCCAACAAGAGTTTGATGATGCCCTGACCATTGCCAAGGCTGAGATAATGACTCTGGCTATCGAGACCATCAAGCAGGCCCTGATGATCGAGCGAGAAGCCAGCGCAGACATTGCAAGGGATGCTGGTCAACCAGAACTGGCCGAGAAGATCCTGAACCGCATACCAGCGCAGAGGCAGTGACATGATTGACAAATTGATCGTAGGCGCTTTACTCAGTATTGTTGGTTGGAACGGCCTGCACCCTGCCGAGCCAGTCCCGATGACGCCTTCTCAATTGCAAGTTAAGGCCAAGGACAAGTCCATCACCAAGATATGCAACAAGAAAAAGAAATCCGAAAAAGTTAAGAGGTTGTGCAAAAAGTGGGGGAAGAGCAGTGCTTGAGATGATCAAAACATTTTGGGGAAGGGTTCGTGGCATGCACGGTGATCGTCGGATCGAGGTGGTGGAGGGATTGATCTGGCGGTGCAAGGAGTGCGAGTTTGTTTTTTTAACGAAAGCCAATGCTGAGGCCCACGAGTGCGGCCAACTTATCAACAGACCGAGGAAAGAAAAGTAATGATTAATTTTTACAGTGAATCTATTCAGGATGAGCAGGCAAAGAGGTCGGCTCATTTGATTGCGGCCATCATTGCAAACGCGCTGAGGGATCTGATGACGAGGCCGGGCGACCACGAGTCCAAGATGCGCATGAACATCAACCCAGCCGCCGCAAAGTCCGTTGTGTTCTTCAAGTCCAAGACGTTCATTGCATACTGTCACCTGATAGGCATCGACCACAACCAGTTCCTGAGCAAGCTTATGTTCGGCACAAACATGAGCGCAGGCAAGCGCATCACGGACATGGACTTCAGGGCAATGAGACAAAGAATGTCTTGGAATGTGTCAGACAAGGCCCTGATGCAGAGGGACGACGATTTGGTCGACATAATCATGAAAAAGCCACACGGATTGAAAAAGGACAAACTTAAAGTTAAAATAGGGGAAAGCAATACCAGCGGAGATACCAATGGCAACCAAGAAGAAAAGCCGAGGAGAGCAGATTACCCCTTCTGGGGAGCCTGCGCCCAATAAAGAAGCCAATACTACAGAAGTAGTAGCCGTTGCGCCGACAACAAAAAAGATGGGTAGGCCATCCAAGTACACCCCTGAGCTTGCAACAGAGATATGTAAGAGGCTGAGTGAGGGGGAGCCATTGAGGCAGATATGCAGGGATGATCACATGCCAGCTTGGCAGACGGTGTATGACTGGATGTATCGTGATGATGCTTTGGGCGAGAAGGGCGTGGGACTTTCCGGAGCCATCGCGCGAGCTAGGGATCTTGGGTACGATGCAATGGCCGAGGAATGCTTGGTAATCGCTGATACGCCCAAGTTTGGTCAGGTTCAGCACATGAGCGACAAGGGCTCCAGCACCACCGTTGAGGACATGCTGGGCCACCGTAAGCTACAGATCGAGACGCGCCTGAAGCTGTTAGCCAAGTTCAACCCCAAGAAGTACGGCGAGCGCATGCAGTTGGCTGGATCAAAGGAAGAGCCCGTCGAGGTGCATGTGGAGGCCAAGTCCCTGTTTGACGCCATCATGCAGAACATCGAGCTAAAGAAGCAGGAGAAGAATGTCTGATGACGTCCTTGACCTGTTGGCCGACCCTGAGATAAGGGCCAAGTTCGACGCCATCCCTGACACCAACTACAAGCTTGAGTGGGCTTGGCGTACAGGATGGCTGTCAAAGGCCCACAAGCACCAAGTCCTGCCTGTTGGTGACTGGTGGACGATATGGCTATTGTTGGCTGGCCGGGGGGCTGGAAAGACCCGTACAGCGGCTGAGCAGATCGCTTGGTGGGCATGGAAGCAACCCAACACCCGGTGGCTGGTGGCGGCCCCAACATCCGCCGACGTGCGGGCAACATGCTTTGAGGGCGACTCTGGCCTGCAATCCATCATCCCCAAGGAATTCGTTGAGGACTACAACAAGGCCCTGCACGAGATACGCCTGACCAACGGGAGCCTGATCAAGGGTATTCCTGCATCAGAGCCTGAGCGGTTCCGAGGCCCGCAGTTCCACGGTGCGTGGTGCGATGAGCTTGCGGCGTGGGAATACCTGCAAGAGGCGTGGGATCAGATCATGTTCGGCGTCCGCTTGGGCAAGCATACAAAGATCATTTGCACCACCACACCCAAGCCCAAAGACCTGATCATGGAGTTGATCGGCAGGAACGGTGACGATGTGGCCGTGGTGACCGCATCCACATACGACAACATTGCCAACCTTGCTGACACCTTCCAGAAGCAGATCCTGCAATACGAGGGTACTAAGATTGGCAGGCAAGAGATCTATGCCGAGATCATTGATCCCGAAGAGTCTGGCATCATCAAGCGCGATTGGTTCCGCCTGTGGCCCGATGGCAAGCCTATTCCTCCGCTGGAGTACATCATCCAGTCCTATGACTGCGCCAGTTCAGACAAGACGGCCAACGACCCGACTGCGGCCATAACGCTTGGCGTGTACAAGCCGCTGGATGGCCCCATGAGCGTCCTGATACTGGACTGCTGGCAGGATCATATGCAGTACCCTGACCTGCGCCCAAAGGTGATCGAGGAGTACGAGCTTGTATATGGCGAGGGCAAGGGCAAGAAGCGTGTTGACCTGATCATTGTTGAGGACAAGTCAGCGGGCATCAGCCTGATCCAAGACTTGGCCCGTGCGCACCTGCCTGTGCTGGCCTACAACCCCGGGAAGGCCGACAAAATGCAACGCCTTAACATTGTGTCCAACATCATCAAGGCGGGCCGTGTATGGGTTCCTGAGAGCGGCGTCAAGAAGGGCTTTGTGAGGGACTGGGCCGAGGGCATGGTGAGTCAAGTCTGCGCGTTCCCTGAGACCGTCCACGACGACTATGTGGATGCCCTGTCACAGGGCCTGCGGTATCTGCGGGACTATGGATGGCTGAACATTGACCCGCCACCAAGGGAAGACTATGACCCAGAGGATGTGATTGATGCGGGCTATCAGAACAAGCGTGAGAATCCGTATGCGGTGTGATAAAGTTAAGGCGTTGAGACTTAGTTGTCAAAGACTTCCCTGTTAGCGCAGGGACGAGTTGTGGGGTGTTAGAGCACCCTCAACACGCATGGGGATTGTTGGGGGTATACACCCAGTTGCTTTGCAATTCCGCAAGAGCAGTCCTCAGCCGTGTTGGTGGTTCCATTGCAGACTGCGGTGGTAAATTGACTGGCCCAGTAGCCACCAACAACCTATACCGCAGGGTGGGGAAGCAGTATCCCGTCTGGCTCATACCCAGAAGACCGCTGGTGCGACTCCAGCCCCTGCAACCAGTTGATTAAACGGGCGCTGTCTCTATAATTGGGCAGTCCTACCTTGGGGTCAATATGGCTTTAACACCCGCGCAACTTGCTGAGCTTCAGCGTATGAGAGACTCGCTCAAACCCGGCAACGATGAGTTCAATCGCCGCATGAAGGCTTTAGCCAACCTTGAGAAGATTGCTGGCGCAGTGAAGTTGCCCACCGATAAGAAGGCCAAGGGCGGCAAGGTTGAGGTGCGTCCTACCGTGTTTGATGATGCCGCCAGCCGCCGTAACCCCAGCATTGAAGCCGCCGCTCGTGCCTTGATGGAAGGCGAACTGAAGCAGAAAGCTTACGCCAAGTTGGTCGCCAAAGAGAAGCCCGTCAAGAAGTATGACTTCATCCCCCAGCCTGCAACCAATGAGAAGGCTATGGAGGTACTGCTTCCTCGCCAGAAGCAAAACTGGCGGGCACATGAAAGCTGGCCTGCTGGTCGCCGTGTTGGCTTGCGCTTGGACATCCCAGCATACGAGCGTCATGGCGTGTGGGTCAATTCAGTACACGACGAA